GTCTTCGTCTGTCAGGCGCTGGGACTTGAGGATTTTCACGTCATCGACGGTGATGGTCATGCTTTTCTCCGGGCGTAAAAAAGCCCGCACGCGGCGGGCCTCTGGTGTCGGTTCACGTTTCAGGGTCTGGTTCAGGCTCTGGCGGCGCGGCCACGGTTATCAGCCGTAACGTCAGCTCATACACGGTGTCGGCCATATCCTGCGAGCGGATGACCTGCTTTGCGGCCAAAGGCGAACCGTTCTCGCGGTTCCAGGTCACCCAGTACTGATCGCCGCGCGGCAGCACCAGTTGCATCACTGCGCCGGGCTGGTCGCGCAGCGCTTCCAGCGCCCGGACGGTGGCCAGGGTGAACCAGGCCCCGCCGTTGCTCTGCAGAGTGATGGGGCGGCCATGCAGCTTGACGCCCTCCTGAATCAGCAGCGCGCCGGTGAGGCCGCGCTCCTGGCTTTGGGTGATGGTGTCCCAGTCAAACTCGTCTACCCATTCCATCTGGTCACCGGCCAGGTCCGGATCAGCTGCCAGATCCACTGCGCCAAGGGTTAATGGCATCACAAACTCCTCAATCCAGCCTGCTCAAGAATCCCCAGAAGGTCGCCCTCCTGCCCTGCTGGCACGCTGACATCCACAGAGCGGCCCTGCGCAGATTCCAGCCTGATGATCTTGCTGGGGCTGGGCGCAGCTTCCGGTGCTGCGGCTGCGACGGCGTCACGCCGCTGCTGCCGGGCTTCGGTTTGGCGGGCCAGCTCAGTCTCGGACTGGATAGACCGCAGCATGCCGAGGGCTTGCCGTAGGTCTGCAACGGCGGCCTGATTGCCCGCCGCCTGCGCCTCGGCAATCTGGGCCTGCAGCTCAGCCTGCCGGCTTTGCATACGCCGGCGCTCGATCGCCTCCTCATTGCCGCGCACTTTGTCCAGCTCGTCCCTGATGCTGGCGAGCGTGCCTTTGGCGCTATCGGCTACCGACTCAAACTGCTGCCTGACCGACGCCAGTGCGCTATCCAGCTCAGAGAAGTCGCTGGCATCCAGCAGGTCGAGACTGCTCTTTAGCCCCAGCGCTTGCACCTGAAAGCTCGATAGCGTGATGGCGCCCTTGTCGTAGCTGTCCATCAGCTGCTGCAGTTGGAGCTTCTGCTCCAGAAACTGCTGCTGCAGCTGACGGCTGGCATACATGGTTTCGTCTGCCCAGCGAGCGAACGGCCCACGGAACTGATCGTCCAAGTCCGCCTGCAGCCCAGCCAGGCTATCCCGAACGATAGCCAGCGATGCTGCCGTACCCTCCAGGCTACTGGTGTCCAAATCAACGTCGACACTGCTGATGCCCTTGAGCGAATCGAATGCCTCCAGCGCCTTGTCGCTCAGCTCGGCCAACGGCGTTCGCGCTGCAGTCACCACCTCGTCAAAGAAGGTACTGAACGCGTCGCGGAAGACCGCCTGCTGTTCGGCTCGCGCGTCGGCGGCTGCTTGCTCTGCCGCAGCCTGCTCGGCCAGTGCATCGGTCACGGACTGCAGTTGCTTTTCCAAGTTGGACTGAGCATCTGCCTGCGTGCCGGTGGAGTCGGTCAGCTTATCCTGCTGTTTCTCCAGATCCTTGATGGCTTTGTTGTACTGATCAACCGTGAGCTTGCCATCCTCATACAGCTTGCTAATGGCGGTGCGCAGCTTGCTGATATCTACATCAGTCTTGGCGTTGCTGATGGCCTTCTGAACGCCGGCGAAGTCTTCCAGCTCATCGATCACATCAGAGAGGGACTTGGCGGTTATCTCGGCTTCGCCCCCTACTTCATCCAGCTTGTCAGCGACGATGCCCAGCCCGGCTGCGTACTCCTGCTGGGTGATAGCCCCGTCTTGATACGCCCGCAGCATGGCCGTGCGCAGGCCTTGCAGCTGCTCAACCGTAGTGGCAGTATCGATCAGCTTTTGGGCTTCGGCAAAATCGACAATGGCCTGGGTGCCGGCGATGGCGGCATCAATGGCCGCGCTCTTCATCACCTGCTGGGCGATGACCATTTCATCAGCCAGCGCCTGATTCATCATGCGCTGCTGATCGGTCTCGCTTTTGACGGCCTGGGTTACCTCCCGAGCGCCCTGCACCTGATGCCGCGTGGTGACGTCCCACGCGTTGCGGATGCTTTCGCCAGACTGGGCAATCTGGTCGACCAACGCGCCCTGCAGGTTGGTGATCTCCGCACGGGCACCACTGATGCGCTCCTTCAGCGCGTCCAGCCCAAAGGCATCGGCAATGGCCTGCCCTGCTGCCAGGAACGGATCAACCACCGCCTTGGCCAGCGAGATCGCAGCCAGCCCCACCGTCGCAAAGCCCGCCACCAGCCCATGGAACAAAGTGGTAAACGGCGCGATAAACAGCTCAACACGCATGCGCGCATCGTCTAGCTTGGCGCCAAAGTCGCCCAGCCAATCCCCGGCTTTGTCAGCCAGGTTGCCAAAGTCCACCTCAGCGACATCAGTAACAAACCGCTTGAGCCACTCCGAGGCCTGAATGAACGCATCAGAGAGGGACGCAGCCAGGCGATCAAGGCGTCCATCTTTATCCATCTGATCGATGGCATCTGCTACGCCCAGCAGCTGCCGCTTGACGTAATCCAGCGCCCCGCTTTTTGCGATTCGATCAAGAAAGTCGCCAGCAACATCGCGCAGGTTACTGACGATGCCGGTAAGGCGCGTCATGTTTGCAGCAGCAGAACCGTCTGCCGCCGCACCGATCTCTTTGATCAGGTCACTGATTACATCGCGGCCCAGCTTGCCCGCGCTGCTCAGACTTTGCAGCTGCTCGGTGTTCTTGCCGGTCACCTTCTCTAGCAGATCCCACACCGGCACACCGCGCTCAACCAACTGCAGAATCTCTTCACCCTGCAGCTTTTGCTTAGCCCAGGCCTGACCGAGCGCCGATGAGATGCCTGTCAGCTTCTCCATCCCGCCGCCCAGCTTCTCAGACTGGTCGGTGATGGCCTGCAGCGTGCCGTCCATAGGATCAAGGCCAAACGCCTTGAGCAACGTGAACGCTTCAGTTACGTCTTGCAGCTGCAGTGGCGTATCACGGGTGAATTTCTTGATCCACTCGGTCGCCTGCTCGCCGCCCTCAATGGAGCCCATCAGCGCCGTTAGCTGGGTCTGCATGCCCTCAAACTGATCGCCGGTAGACAGCATCGAAAGAATGCCATCACGCAAGTACCCCACACCGGCACCCAAACCCTGCAGGGCTTTGTCTACCAGGTAGATACTGACCAGCCATTTGCCGAAGCGGATCGTTGCATCAGATACGCCAGTGCGCACCCCCTGCACTGTGCGCTGATACTCATCTGCTGAACGGGTGGCGCTGCGCTGCTGCCGCTCAAGATCCCGCAACTCTGTGGTGTTGTCTTTAAGCGCACGCTTGGCCTCGTCAACATCAGCAGCCAGGCGCCGCTCTTCGTCTGCCAGTTTACTGGTATCCACCCCGGCATCTTTTGCAGCTTTCTCAAGCGCTTGGGCTTCAGCGGTAAGCTTGTCAAGCTGACGGGCAGCGCGTGATGCTTCTTTCTCGGTTTCGCGCAGTGATATCTGTAGTCCTTTACTACCGGCGTTTCTCTCCAGTTCATCGCGCAGCTCTGCAGCACGCTTTTCGGTGCGCTCCAGCGTGCTGCGCACTCGGTCAGCAGCATCACTAGTGGTACGAAAAGCCGTTGCCAGGCCTTGGGCTGACTTAGCTTTGTCGAATTCGTCACGCAGCCCCTGGCTTTTGCTTTGCACATCCTCAAGCGCCTTTGAGACCTTGCGCGCCTCGGGCGACATCTCGTCTTTGCCACGCAGGATGAACTGAATCAGGCGGTCTTTGATGCCAGCCATTGGGTTTTCTCCGGGCAATAAAAAACCCTGCCGGGGCAGGGTTTGCTAAATCGTCACGTAGCTATCTAGCCCGTGAAATACTCACATCACGCAACCTCTCGCCAGAGAAGTCGCACCGAATATCAAACTTGGTCTCCACGCCGAAAGCGTTCTCGGCGGTGAAGCTGCTGAGCACCGTGCTCTCGCCATTGGGTCTAGTGTTGAAAGCGAGATCCAAAATCCGCGAGAAGTCCACCGAGTCACCTCGATAAGCCCGGTCTCGGGCCTCCTGCTCGCAACGACCTATCGCAGCTCGCCTTTCAATCTGAACAGGTACGGCAATACTGCCCCTGCCGTCGATATCCCGCATGGAAAACCTGACGACCGTGGGAACTTGGCGATCACCACATTGAACGAAGAAAGAGGGGTTCTCAGGTGTACTGTAATCCCGCGAAACGCCGGCAGTCTCCGGGGACATGCGCTCACGGCATTGCGCGTGCTCGGTCGCCAGGCGATTAAGCATCCGGGCAACCTTTACCCGGTACTGCGACTCCATCAAATACAGTTGCTCCGGCCTGATCGGCCCGCCCAGGTCTTCGGCCTGGCCGCCAGCCTCTTGCAGCTCGCCAGCACACGGCTTGTCGGTAAAAACCGCTCGACCGTTCTGGTCTTTGCATTGATAAACCTGCGCATACCCCGGCGCGTGCAGCGCCAATGCAGCCAATCCAGCAACAACGCATCCCATCCTTGCAGACATAAGGCGCCCTCCTTTTGACAGAGGGCACCTTA